CGGGACGGCGTGCTGACGACGGGGAGGAAATCATGAGCGCAGTCATCTGGTTCAAGGCCCTGGCCTACGGCGCAGCCATCGCCGGTGCCGGTCTGGCGCTGGGCATCATCGCCGCCTGTATCGCGACATGGTGCTGTGCCGACTGGCAGGCCGAGGAGTTCGAGGACGGGGAACATCAGGCAAACGATGGAGGACGGGTCGATGATGCCGCGTAAAGACGAACGCAACCGGGCGCTGTGCGCTGATTATCTGGATGGCGTCGATGCACGCAAACTTTCTGATAAATATAGGGTTTCAGTGGCGCGCGTCTATGAAATATTACGCGAATACGGGGTGAAAAAGCGGGGCCCGATGGCCAAGCCGAGAGCCTACCAGAAAGTGAAAGCGCCCACGAACGAGGACATGATTACCACTTGCACGACCTGCGAGTTGGATGACTGCATCCTTCATTCCGTCGAATGTCCCTTCAACCAGAAATTCGGCTACAACGCCAAGCCGAACACCCTCAACCAGCAGTCGTGCGGCAAGAGGCAGCGTTTCGATGTCTGACGAAGCGCTACCGAAGACCATCCACGGCCGAGACCCGGCGGACATCTGGGCCGAGGAGGATGACGTTCGCCGGGGCTGCAAGAGTTGCGCGAGCCGCACAGTCAGCGAACGCCGCGGCCGGTTCTGCCTGCTCGAGCGGGCTGAATATCCCAATGGCGGGGAGGGCGTATGCCCCTGGTATCGACGGAGAGCGAATGTCCGAAATCGTCATTGAAATCCCCGAGCCCTGGCCGCTGCTGAACCAATGGCAGCGGATGCACTGGCGCGAGCGGCGCCGGACCAACGAGCGGATCGCCTGGCTGATTCGCACCTCCCAGGGCTTCCGGGTCGCTCAGTGGCGAAAGACCCCCATCCAGCAATGCGCCATCGTCGCCGAGCGGTATCACGGCAACGGCGCAAACCACCTGCCGGATTTCGACAACCTCTACGCCGGCCTCAAGCCGATGCTGGATTCGCTAGTCCCGGCCTCCAAACGACACCCCCACGGCCTGGGCCTGATTCAGGACGACAGCCCGAAACACATCACCAGCCTGGCGGCGCATCCATACCTCAAGGACGCGAAAGGGTCGCGCTCGGTTATCCGAATCATCGTGCCGGACGGGGAGGACTGATGGACTACGAGAAGCAGCGCCAGAAACGACTCGACATCCGGCTCGATGCCTGGGGCCGCTACCGCGCCGCGCCGGACGGGGCGCTGGGGTACAAGGCGCGCAGCGCCGAGGCCACATTGCGCGATGACGGGCGAACGCGCCAAGTCGCGGTCCGGGCGGCCAAGCGCGAGGCGGTGTTCGCCAATGCGGACGGCGGCCAGGATGTGATCGCCGTTCCGGCCCAGGAGGCGCGGTGCAAGGAAACCCGGGACGTGAAGCCCCGCACCTCCAACTACGGCGGTTCGAGCGATTCAGTACTGGAGGTCGAGCGAGCCTATCATGACATGCGAAACACCCAATGGCAGGCCGCGCTTCGGATCCACTACGTCCAGGGCCTGGAAGGGAAGCGGGCGGCGCGCGAATTCGGGATGAGCGTGGCATCGTTCTATTCCGCGCTCAAGCAGGCCCGGGCGTTCATGATGGGACGGCTCGGAATCGGGTAATCTTGACGGTTTAAAAAAAATGTGCTTCAATGTGCGAAATTGCAACAATTCCCGGAACCCGCCGCGTGCGGGTTTTTTTGTGCCCGGAGGGTCGGGATATGGACGCATCAGCCGTGGTCGAGTTCTTCGCCCACCTTCGCGCCAAGGCCGAAGCCGAGGGCCATTTCGTAGACAGCGAGGTCTCCGGGTTCCTGGCCCGGGCCGAGTCGGAAATGCTCTCCCTGTTCGATGACGACGGGGATCCGCCATCGGCAACCATCCACGCACCCAATCCAGCCGAGACGGCGAGAGACTGACTTCGCCCCTGTAGCTCAGCCGGCAGAGCAACTCACTCGTAATGAGTAGCGCGGTGGTTCGATTCCATCCGGGGGCACCAACCGCAGGACAATCCCATGGCCACCAAGACCGAGAGCGGCCGGCAACGCCGCCGGTCTGCTGCACCCAAGAAGAAGACGGCGACCAAGAAGTCAGCCGCGAAGCGGGAGACGAAGGACAAGGGTGGTCTGACACCGAAGCAGCGCCTATTCGTGGCCGAGTACCTGGTCGACAAGAATGCGACCCAGGCGGCCATCCGGGCCGGGTATAGCCAGAAGACGGCTTACTCCATAGGCGAGGAGAACCTGAAAAAACCTGAAATTCGCGAGGCTATTGACGTCGCCCTGCAGCAGCAGGTCGAGCGCGTCGAAGTCACGGCTGACACGGTACTGCGCGAACTCCTGGCCCTGGCCACAGTGGACATCGCCGAAGCCTTCAACGAGCAGGGCGCCCTCAAGCCCATCCACGACATCCCGAAAGAGGTGCGCAAGGCCATCTCAAGCATCGAGGTGCTGGTGGAGACCGCCGGCAGCGGGGACGAGCGCCAGGAGATGGGCTCAACCAAGAAGCTTCGGTTCTGGGACAAGAAGGGCGCGCTGGAACTGCTCGGCAAACATTTGAAGATGTTCACCGACAAGTTCGAGATGACGGGCAAAGACGGCGACCCGCTCAATCCAACGCTGACCGAGTTCTACGCCAGGCTGGGCAAGACGCGGGATGGCCAGTGAGAGCCTGCTCCTAGACGAGGCCAGCCCATTTTCGCAACTGCTGACCCCGGCCCGCTATAAGTGCTTTTGGGGCGGCCGCGGCTCGGCCAAGTCCTGGACGGTGGCCGAGGCCCTGGTCCTGATTGCCGACTCGTGCAGCGTGCGCGTGCTGTGCGCTCGCGAATTCCAGAACTCCATCGCGGATTCGGTGCATCGGCTGCTGTGCGACCAGATCGAGCGGCTGGGCCTGGCGCATCGGTTCACGGTTACCGACAAGAGCATCCTGCACAAGGCGACGGGCTCGGAGTTCATCTTCAAGGGCCTGCACCGCAACATCCGCGAGATCAAATCGCTGGAGGGCATCGACATCGCCTGGGTCGAGGAGGCCCAGTCGGTCACGAAGAACAGCTGGGAGATCCTGATTCCGACCATCCGCAAGGAGGGCTCGGAGATATGGGCCACCTTCAACCCGGACGAGGAGGACGACCCGACCTATCAGCGGTTCGTGGTGCATACGCCGCCGGACGCGATAGTCCACAAGGTCAATTTCTCGGATAACCCGTATTTCCCGGATGTCCTGGAGCGCGAGCGCCAGTATTACCTGGAGCTCATCGAGACGGCCCCGGACGATGCGGCGCGCGAGCAGGCCCAGGCTGACTACGATCACGTCTGGGAGGGGATGACGCGCCGGCGCATTGGCTCGGCCATCATCAAACGCTGGCGCATCGCAGATTTCGACATCCCGAAGGACGTGCGCTGGCTGCACGGCGCGGACTGGGGTTTCGCCAATGACCCGACCGCGCTGATTCGCTTCTTTGTCCACAACCAGCGCCTGTATATCGACAGCGAGGCGTTCGGCCATGGCGTGGAGATAGACGATACGCCGGCCCTGTTCGACTCCATCGATACCGCGCGCGATTGGCCCATCAAGGCCGACAGCGCCCGGCCCGAGACCATCAGCTACATGAAGCGCCAGGGCTTCAACATCTCGGCCGCCGACAAATGGCCCGGGAGCGTTGAGGACGGGATCGCGCACCTGAACGGCTTCAAGGAGATCATCATCCGGCCCCGGTGCAAGCATATTGCCCGGGAGGCGCGGCTGTATTCCTACAAGGTCGACAAGGTGACGGGCGAAATCCTGCCGATCATCGTGGACGCGCACAATCACGGCTGGGATGCGGTGCGCTACGGGCTGGACAAATACATCAAGGGCAAGGGCCGACCGATGCGCGTCAGCAAGCAGACACTCAACAAGGCAGGCCGATGATTGCCCTCTTGAAGCGCCTATTCTCCCGCCGGCCGGCACAGGTTGCCCCCGAGCCGCCGAAGCCGAAGCAGGAGGCAAAGCGCCGACGCATCAAGGCTGAGATTCTGGCCTGGGCCGCGCGTAAGGAGAAGGTCCGCGAGGAGGAGCCGGCGAAATTCGAGACCTACGAGCCGTTCCCCGGCGTTGTGCCGGAGGGCGAAAAGGCCGCGGCGATGGCGATGGACGCCACGCCCTACGACCACATCAACGCGGTCTACTCGGAGAACCACTTTCCCGGCTATCAATACCTGTCGATGCTGGCGCAGCTGCCCGAGTATCGCAAGTTCGCCACTATCCCAGCCGAGGACATGACGCGCGAGTGGATCCGGCTTCGCTCCACGGGTGATGACGACAAGGCCGAGCGCATCAAGCAGTTGAACGATGCCCTGGAGCGGTACAAGGTCCGCGAATTGTTCCAGCAGGCCGCGGAGACCGAGGGATTTTTCGGGCGGGCGCAAATCTACATCGACGTGACCACGCCCAACGGCGCGCGCGCGATGGATGACCCCGGCGAGCTAGAGTCGCCGCTGTTCCGCTCCGACAAGAAGATCAGCAAGGGCTCGCTCAAAGGCTTCGTGCTGGTCGAGCCGGTGTGGACCTATCCGGGCGCCTACAATGCCAACAACCCGCTGGCCCAGGACTACTACCGTCCCTCGAAGTGGTACGTGATGGGCAAGACGGTGCACGCCTCGCGGCTGCTCACCTTCGTGCGCCATCCGGTCCCGGACCTGCTCAAGGCGTCGTATAACTTCGGCGGCGTGAGCATGACGCAGATGGCCCAGCCGTATGTGAACAACTGGGTGCGCACGCGGGACTCCATCTCGGACCTGGTGCACTCGTTCTCAACCTCCGGCGTCAAGACGGACCTGGACGAAGTGCTGCAGGGCGGCGATGCGGCCGGGTTCTTCGACCGCATGGAGCTGTTCACCCGGCTGCGCGACAACAAGGGCCTGATGGCGCTGAACAACGAGACCGAGGACTTTTTCCAGTTCAACACCCCGCTCGGCACGCTCGATGTGCTCCAGTCCCAGTCTCAGGAGCACATGGCCATGGTGGCGGGCATCCCGCTGGTCAAGCTGCTCGGTGTGACGCCCTCGGGACTGAACGCCTCGAGCGATGGGGAGATTCAGGTCTACTACGACGGCATCCGCGGGGCGCAGGAGAAGATGCTGGGCCCGAACCTGCGCCGGGTGCTGGACATCATCCAACTGTCCGAGTTCGGCGAGATTGACGAGGAGATCACCTTCGAGTTCGAGCCGCTGTACGGCCTGGACGAGACCGAGGCGGCCACGGTGCGCAAGACCGACGCCGAGACGGGCCAACTGCTCATCCAGTCCGGGGCCATCTCGCCCGAGGAGGAGCGCGCCCGCGTCGCCGCCGATCCGCAAAGCGGCTATGACTCGCTTGAGGGCGACCCGGACGAGGATGAGGAAATCGACCAGGGTACGAACCTGGCGGCGGTCGAAGGCGGCGAATGACGGACAAGCTCGTCAACCCGGGCCAGGACAAGGTGCTGCGCCACGTTGTCCCGAATGTCGGGATTGAGGCCGAATACCGGCGCCGGCTCAAGCGCCTTGTGGCCGACATGCAGCGCAGCATCGTCTACTGGCTCTCGTCCACCTACAAGCGGGCCGAGCCGAAGATTGCCCAGGATGATCTGCCGTCCAATTCGCTACAGGACACCATGGACAAGCTGGCCGCCCAGTGGCAGGCCAAGTTCGACAAGGGCGCCGAGAAGCTGGGCCGCTGGTTCGCGAAAAAGACCAAGAACTACGCGGACGGCACGCTGCAGCAGATTCTCAAGGATGCCGGGTTCGCGGTGGAGTTCAAGATGACGGACGGGGCGCGCGACGCCTATGACGCCGTGATCCATGAGCAGGTCGGGCTCATCAAGTCCATCGCCTCGGAGCACCTGCAGGAGGTCCAGGGGCTGGTCATGCGCTCGGTCCAGCATGGGCGCGACCTGGGCGCGCTGTCCAAGGCCCTCCAGAAACGCTATGGCGTTACCAAGCGCCGGGCCGCGCTGATTGCCCGCGACCAGAACAACAAGGCCACGGCCGTCATCAGCCGCACCCGCCAGCGCGAGCTCGGGCTGCGACAGGCGGTATGGAAGCACAGCCACGCCGGCAAGCATCCGCGCCCCTCGCATGTGAAGGCGGACGGCGAGGTCTACGACCTGGACAAGGGCCTATACATCGACGGGGAGTGGATATTCCCCGGCGAGAAAATCAACTGCCGCTGTACCTCTCAGCCCGTGATTCCCGGATTCGCGCCCTGATATAGCGGCGCGCTGGGTTATTGCGTCATACGCATTTTGAGGAAACGAGATGCCCACGACATCGGAAGCCCAGAAGCGGCTCATGGAAGCCGCGGCGCATACGCCTGGCGGCTATGGCGGCGTGCCTCAGTCGGTCGGCCAGGAGTTCATCTCCAAGGACGATGAGCGGGGCAAGCTGAACGAGAAGGAGCAGCGCGAGGCGGACAAAGACCACGCCCAGCGCGAGGACATGCCGGCCTCGGCTTTCCTCGAGGGCGAGTCCCGCAAATATCCGGTCAAGGTCAAGCGCGGCGGGGAATGGGAATACGACCGCGACCTGCTCCTGGCGGCCGAGCGCGAAGCGGCCATGCACGGCCATGACGACCTCGCCGCCAAGGCCAAGCGGATCCGCGAGCACAAATTCGACAGCAACGAGGTCACCGGCGACTCGCGCCTGGGCGAGCACTATGCCATGGACCGCGCCACAGTGCGCCGGGTCGATGCCGATGGGCGCCTGCATGTCCAGGTGACCAACATCTCCAAGGCCACGGTCAATCCGTACATGGGCCAGGAGATCCCCG